GTTCTGCCAGCCTGCGATGAAGATCGTCTGCGGTGGGAGATCAGCAAGCTCCGTCACCGGATGCTCGAAGGTGCCTACCTGCGGGACCTGCAGACCCACATGGCCAAGCATCTTGATCCGGCTCGGCTCGACGCATGGGGGCCGCCCACGATGGCCCTCAACGCCTTCAAGGCGTTCATCGACCAGTTGGCGGTGCTCTACGACGCAGAGCCCGCCGTCTCCAACCCCGACCTCACACCTGAGGCTGCCAGCTATTTGAACAGTCTCAACCTGTTCTGCCGACACAAGCAGCACCAGCGGTACGTGCTGGGGCTGCGCGAGTCCTTGCTCCGCATACACTGGCTGCCCGGCAACCAGGCGGCCTCCCCCGGAATCGCTGTCCGGATCGTGACCCCCGACGCCGTGGTCGTTACCGCCCTGGCCTCAGCCCCGACGGCCCCCATTCGGATCGAGGAGGCCGTGTGGCGGGTCGACCCGATGACCAAGGCAGGGGGCTGGACCTGGGACTTGTGGTCGATCGAAGACCCCGCCAACCCCTATTTTCGAATCGAACAGGACGATGGCCAGGGCCAGCGGAAGGATGTGACGGCTAAGTATGTCGCGGACCCCACCTACGCCTACATCGACCCCGACTCGGGCCACCCCTACCTGCCCTGGGTGCTCTGCCACGCTGAGGATTCAGGCCGGCTGTGGAGCCCCACCGAATGGCATGAACTCGTGTCGGGCTCGATGGATATTGGCCTCCTTGCCTCATTTTGGATTCATGTAGTGAAGGACGCGAGTTGGTCCCAAAAGGTCGGGATCGATGTGGACCTCGCGGGATTGTCTCCGGCAGGTGCGGGTGCGACCTCGCGGCAGAGGGTCAGTACTGACCCAGCCTCCTTGCTAATGTTCAGATCCCTGGGGGATCGTTCCGGTAGTCTGAACCGCCTGCAGACGAGTGCCGACCCCAAGGCAATCATCGAAGCCATTGTCATCTTTGCGCGGATGATTGGCGAGTCGATGGGCCTATCTGCGGCGGACGTGGAGCGGAGCCAGGCCGAATCGGGTGTGGCCATCCAGCTACGGCGGGACGCCATCCGCCGGATGCAGGCCCGGTTCGCCCCCCAATTCCGCAAGGGTGACCTTGAGATGCTTCGCAAGGTTGCGATGATCTCGAACACCTTTGCCCCCGCCGGGACGCCCCTCCTGCCTACGTCGGGTTGGTCGATTACGTATCCGGGGCTGCCCTACTCGCGGGAAGAGATGGCGGAACGGTTCGCCGCGTTGCGGGAGCGAGTCGAGTTCGGCGTGGCCTCCAAGGTGGACGTGATCTTGGCCGAACACCCCAATTGGACACGCGAGCAGGCCGTTGCGGAACTGACTCGAATCCAAGCCGAAAATCGGCAGTTCGCGTAAGCCCTCACATGGAGACTCAAATGGCAGACGACAGCAACAGCGGCATGATCCCCATCCAGCGTCTCAACGAGGTGCTGGCCCGGCTCTCGGCCGCCGAGGCCCGGGCCACGGCCGCGGAGACCGCTCTCGGCAAGGTTGAGCGCACCATTGCGGCCGCCGACGAGCGGGCCACGGCCGCGGAGGCCAAGCTCGCAGAAGCCTCCCTCGGGTTCGAGATGGACAAGGCTCTGTTGGCAGAGGGCATCCGCGACGAGGGCGTTGCCGAGTTTGTCCGATACAAGTACGGCACCCACAAGGCCGAGGAGGGCCAGCAGAAGCCAGCGTTCGTCGAGTGGTGGAAGGGTTACAAGGAGTCCAAGCCTGCCATTCTGGCTCCCTTCGCCGCCCCCGCCCCCGCCCCCGCCGTAGGGGGGGCCCCGGCCCCTGCACCAGCCCCGGCCCCCAAGGTTGTGGCCGCCCGTCCCGAGGGTGTCCAGCCCCCGAAGGATCAGTCGGTCAACGGGGTGCAGCCCGGGAAGTCCCCGACGGTCGAGACGAACTACTCGCCACAGCAGCTTGCGGCGATGAACCCGAAGGATGCGATCCAACACCTCGCGGCCCTCGGTTGGGTGAGCCCCAAGGCGGCACAGTAGTCCGCCATTCTTTCGATAGTTTCCGGCTGACGAAACGTGCCGCCTACGTCAAGGGCGTCTGCTCATTGAGCAGAACCGTCGAGTCAGCGACGTAACTCCTGACCGTGCCGCCGATGATCGGGCGTTCGACCAAATCAACAACTCGAACGTCCCCACGATGACGACGACCAACGGGTGGGGGCACTCAAACGGTAGGAGCCTCCAATGGCCAACGAACTGACTTACACCGGGCATGGCGATCTGTTCGTCGCCGCCGCCCTCAACCAGCTGCTCTACGAGTCCATCGTCGACCGCTCGGACTTCCGCGCTTTGTGTCGGAACTACGGCTCGGTCGCGGGTTCGGGCTCCGTCGCCTCCAAAATTGCCAAGGCGACCTGGGACGACGCGATGGCTGCGGCCAACACCGATGAGGTGACGGCGGTCAGCAACACCGACCTCGGCACGGGCACCGTGACCATCACCGTGGCTCGGCAGGCTCTCAAGCGCCTGATCACCGACCCCTACGTGCTGGTCGGCGGCCCTCGTCCGGGCATCGAGATGTTCGCGCAGGACATGGGCCGTGCGGCGAGCCTCCGGTTCACGGACATGCTCTGCGCACTTTTCAACAACCTCAGCGTGGCGAAGGGCACCTCGGGTGCCGACCTCACCGTGGACGACATCAGCGATGCCCAGTACGCGCTCATCCAGGCTCGCGTGGGCGGTCAGCTTTCGGCGGTTCTCGCCCCGATCCAGTTGACCGACTTTCTGGAGTCGCTCCGTGGTGAGGGCGGGTCTGCCGAGTACAACCCGGCGACCGAGGCGATGCTCTCGTCCTCCCCGATGAGCCTCGGCTACGGGCTCCACGGGACGTGGCGTGGCATCAACTTCTACTCGAGCGACTCGGTGGCGACCTCGGGTGGCGACAAGGTTGGGGCGCTCTTCGCTCCCGACTGCTACGGCTACATGGAGGGCATCCCCGCCGAGGTCGTGGCTCTGGCGGGCCCCGGCTCGTTCGCGTCGGTTGCCCCCAACGGCTCCCCGATCTTCGTCGAGTTCGAACGCGACTCGGCGGCGGCTCACACCATCGTGGTGGGCAACTACTACGTCGGTGTGTCCGAGATCGATGACGCCAAGGGCGTGAAGCTCGTCACCTCGGCGTCCTGATCCTACAGCCCCAAGGATGCGGCACACACCCCGCATCCTTGGGGCTTCGTGTTGATCGGTGTGACACGACCCACATTCCTTCAAATCCAAAGGACAGCCCATGCCCATCGTTCTTGGTGAGGCCCTGCCTCGTGCCGAAGCTCGTCGTGAGCCCCCTCTCCCGAAGCAGGAGAAGCGCAACCACCCTCGGTTTCTCGGGATGGTTCACCCCGACCGTTGGGTGTGGGACGTAGACGCGAAGGACTGGCTCCCCGAACTCGGCAAGCTCACGATCTCCGCTGGTGTGCAGGGGGTCGAACTTCTGCCGACCGGCCAGGAAAATCCGGCCATGACACGCGCCCACTACACGAGCAAGGGCTGGATGATTCTCGAGGACGGCGACCCCCGGCTGGCCGATGTGGTGCCCAAGGGTCAGTACATCAGCCGCTTCCCGGCGGGCAACGGGTGGGCCTACTGCTTCGCCTGGGAGGGCTACGAGCGGGTTCGGGGGAGCATCGAGTGGGGTGAGGACAGGGCCCTCCGCATCAAGTTCCTGCAGGCCCTCGTCGCCAAGGGGTTCATCCCCGCCATGACATCCAAGCTGAAGGAAGTCGAGGTTCGGGAGACGCAGAAGCGGGTTCGCCGTCTCAACGAGAAGTTTGCCCTCAAGCCGAACTTCCCCTCCATCAAGGTTCGTCTGGAGCAGGCAGAGGCTCTGTTGGCCGACCAGATGGCGGCTGCGGGGTTCACGCCGGGCCAGGGCTCTCTGGACACGCAGATTCATCTCGCTCCCCCCGCCGAGGCCGACCCGCTCGACGCCTTCGGGGACGACGACATCGAGCCCTCGGTGGTCGGGGCCCCCGAGCCCAAGGCCGTCAAGAAGGGGGTGAAGTGATGGGCGAGAAGCAGGGAGTCCGGGAGAAGATCGACCGGTTCACCGCGCACCTGATCAAGGTGGACAGGTCACTGACCCCAGACCAGGCACGCAAGATCGCGACCGATGCCGCTCGACGTGTCGAGCACGGCGAGAAGGTCAAGACCGAGGACAAGCGTGGTGGGCGCTGATCGCCCAATCGATCCTGACCCCCTCGACCCCACCTTCGCCTGAGGATGAACAACAATGACCCTCTCGGCTCGAATCCAAGCCCCGTTGTTCATCCAGCGGGCCAAGACGCAGACCCTCCGGCTCCCGGTCTACACGGACGGGGAGCCGGTCACGATCACGTCGGGCACCATCACCATCTACGACGAGTCCGGGAACAAGAAGGTGGACACGGCTGCCATCACCGTGGATTCGGATGGCTACGCTTCCTACAGCCTCTCGTCAGCCACGATCCCCGTGACCCTCGAGCCCGCCGAGGACTGGCACGTCGAGTGGGTTCTTCTGATCGACTCGGAGACCCACACCTTCCGCCAGGATGCCGCCCTCGTGATTCGGCTCCTGTACCCCGTCATCACCGACGTGGATCTCCGTCGGTGCCATGCGGATCTGTCGAACCTGCTACCCCCGAACAAGTCCTCCTGGCAGGACTACATCGACGAAGCGTGGGATCGAATCACCCACCGGCTGTTGGAGCAGGGCCGTCGGCCGTACCTGATCATGAGCCCGTGGTCGCTCCGTGAGGTTCACCTCAACCTCACCCTTGCCCTCATCATGACCGATCTGGAAACGTACTCGACCGGTCGAGGGAAGTACGCCGAACTGGCCGACCGCTACCACAAGGCATTCGAGGAACGGTGGGGCAAGCTCACCTTCACCTACGATGCATCCCACGAAAACGACATGACATCGGCCACCGAGGGCGAGTCCGCCACCCCGATCATTTGGTTGGCCTGATGCCCGCAACCAAGACCTTCTCCGACATGTTGCAGGGGTTGGCCGACACCATCGTCGACACCACAACGATGAAGTTGTGCCCGAACATCATCACCCCACAGTCGATCCCGACGACGGGGACGGACACGATGTTCTCCCTGGACATCCAGACGGCGAACACGAACAAGTATCGGGATCGGGATGAGGTCAGGGTCGGGCACGTTCTGCTCGTGCGGTTCTTGAAGCGCCTGAACATGACGGATGCCTTCCGCTCCCAGAAGGAAGCCCTCGACCTCGAGGAGAGGCTCATCCAGGCATTGCTCGATCAGAGCGCCAATCCCTCAATCCGCGTGCTCTACCAGAACACTCGGCGGTCGCTGACCCCGACTCGGGAGCACCTGCTCGTCGAGATTTCTTTCGGAATCGAACAGGACTTCCCGGTCTCGGCCTCCTGATCGCGACCACCCTCGCAGGAGACTCACCATGGCATACGCAGGCACAAGCTCCGTCGTGTTCAAGACGATCTCGGGTCGTCGGCACGCGATCATCACCTGCTCCGAGACGGAGGCAGCCGCCGCCTCCGAGTGGTCGATTGCCCTCGGCCACCCCATCTGGACGCTGAAGTCCTACAAGGCGACCCTGACGGCCGGGACGGCGGCCAGCA